TCTTCAAAGTGAGCAAGTCTTATCTCAGGCTCACCAAGGAATTACAGGGACGTACATACGACCAGATGCTCGCACACACGACCATTGTGTTCGCCCGCTACATCATGTTGGCAATAGCCTCCAGAGATGCCCAAGATCCCCGAACTATCGGTGCCTTGTTTTTCGATTGCTGCGACGAACTCGACGACATCCGATTTGTAGATGCTCTTCGGTTGCTTCTGGAACTGCTCAGAACCGCCATAGAGGTGACATTGGCTCAAAGAAACGACGTCATCGAACAAGTGCTGCAGCAGTTCATCGATCGTTTACCCAGTGCGGTCAAGGAGAAATTAGCTGCCTGAGGGTGCGAAACTTGAGTTTATCACACCATATTACATGAATTCAACGACCACCAAGGTACACCCTCCTACTCGATGATACCAATGAAATGCCGTGAACAAAGTGGATGACCTAATGGATTTGCCTCCGCTTCCTCCAGTGTCCATATCTGATGATTGACCGCGGCGCAGATTTCATCTTGCGTACCGTCGATAACCTCTACCTTCCCAATGGCGCCCTCACGTAGGCTGGCGATTTGCCCTCGGTTGTAAGAGAACGCTGCCTCCGTCCGCGCAATGCGCCGAGCCCGCCAATCGCTCATGTATGGGAATCCAACTTGCCGCCCCTGCGTATACAGGTTGTTGGCGATTTCCTGCCATGTCTGGCCTGCTTTAAGTTGATCGTGCAGCCACTTGCGGAGAGCCTTCCGTGTATCCTCGTCGATACGCATCTTCGGATTCTTCGCCGGCACCACTGCACCATCTTCGTTAACACGCATACCCACCAATTCCGCGGCGCGTTCCATGCTAAACTTACGTGCGTAGGTGGCTACGCTATCCCACGTTAAGCTAATGTTCTCTTGTCGTAAGACATCCCACATGTCTTTCGCGCCGCCTTCACACGCCTGTTGGATAAGTTGCTGTACCTGTGGCCGCAGCACTTCACGCCAAGACGTCCAGTCGTACTCCTGCATGGCCTGGGCGATGGCTGCACGGATGTCCTTTTCGCTTGGTACCGGCGGCTGGCTGCCCAGGATGTCCCTGAGCTTCGCGGCTTCCTGCTGGAAGAACCTCATCATCGCATGGTACAAAGCGTCGCTGCTGACCTGCAGGGACACCTTACGCGTATCCGGATGCACCCAGACGTATCGACTGCCTACGCGGCTACGTGGATTGGCTTTGCGTCGCAAAATCCGCTCGTCCTCGGGGTCCAGCGGTTCATCCGGCCAGTTCAGTGACGGTGGCCCTGGCGGCGCGTTGCTTACGGCTGCCGCAGCTGCACCCATGGCCGCATCGGTCGTTCCCGCAGGTGCAGGAGCCTGGGCAGCTGCTTCGGCACCGGCTTGCCCTTCATCATCCTCCTGACCGCCGCCCTTGGCCTTCACGACCGGGCGGCTCACCAGAAAAAAGGCCCCGCGAAAGCCGCGTCCACCTCCTCTGGTGTTCTGGCCTTCTGGAGCTTCTCCCACACCTGGTCATGTAGGCTGTCCGGCAAAATATCGCTGTCGAACTGCCGTGGCGCCTTGCCTTGCTTCACGCGGCGCTTGCTGTTTTGTTTCCATCGTCGCAACTCCGCGAATATCGCCGCATCGTCAGGTGCCGCCGATTTCTCGACCGAGGCCGTCTCGTCGTCCTCGTTAGACAGCGGTGTGCCCCCAGTCTGGTCCGGCGAGTTATGCGACTCGGCGTATTGGTTTGCCTGGTCGATTGCCTGTTGCGCTGCATCCTGTGCCGCTTGCGCGAACGGCGGTAGGCCACCGTCCGGACCTTGCGGCGGTTGCACCGACACCGTTGTGTTCGGCACCAACGGCGTTCCGCGCAACTGATAATACCCGCTGTATTCCTGCGGCACCCAGGTGTACGGCACAAATTTCCCGATCTGGTCAATCGGCAGCGGTCCATAGTTCGTTTGAATGAACCGCGGTACCGGGTTGTCAGGGTCCGGGTCCAAGCCAGCCACGTTTTTCCGCACCTCGTCCGGACTTATGGCGCCGATTTTTACCAAAATCTCACTCGTCTGCGCCTCGGCCAGCTTGTCCTCCTTCTCGCCCAGGTCAAACCGGAATTTCAGCGGAAACCCGAAATACTCCTTGATGATTCGGGTATAAATGCCCTCCAGGTACTTGGTCAACGGTTCGAGACTGGCCCGGTACATGACGTTCTCCTGCGTCTGGCCAGTGGAGCGGTTGCTGTCGGACGTAAATCCGATTTCGTCCGGTGTCACCTTGAAAGCAGCGCAGGTTTTCCGCAACAGGAATTCAGGAAACGTCGCATCGAACTTGGCATCCTTGGCCGGGACCGGGTCTGCACCATTCGGAATCCATTTGACCTTGTGCTTCCACGCCTGGTCACCCGTCATAAAGCTGTCCCACATCTCCTGCCACTTCTTCAGTTGGTCAGGGTCGGACACATCAGGCGGTGCCTTCATGAACGTATCCGGCACGTTCCCCTCGGTGAAGTACATCAAGAAATGCCACTGCCAGCGGATGTCCGTGTTAATGGTCAGCACCAACCATTCCACCGGTGGCAAACCGTACGGTGAGCGCGGCGTCATGCGGAACGGGTGATAAATCAGTTCGTCTCGCCTGAGCCATACGGCCGGGATGCCCTGTACAAACTGGACGAATGCCGGTGCGGGCGGTTCCGGCACGCGGCCCCAAAAGTCGATGAGCGGCGCGATGGTCGTACCATCCACGATCTCGAGCGCGCCCAATTTACCGCCACGCGTTTTCCGCACGTAGATCGCCCCGGCGTCGAAACTCAAAATGTCATCCAAAAACATCTGTTGCCACGAATCAAACGGTGTGACGCCATCCGGTTTGCGGAAAAAGTCCGTGACCTGACGGATCTCATCAACCAAATCCTCATCCTCGTCCACCGTCTCATCCGGTACGATGGACCAATCCAAGCCCCGGATTTCGTCCTCGCGGCGCTCAATACAAAGCCGCGCCACATCGTAGTTCTCCAGCAAGGCCCGCATCGTCTCAAACGACATTTTGCTCTCAACCGCACGCGGCCGGGTTGCGATGTTGTACCCGGTCTCATAGTCCCATTGCCGCGGCGGCTGACCTTGCGGGAAGAACTGATCCAGCGGTCGCCCTGGCGCGAACGGTCCTCCTGTGACCATGCCCTGCTGTTGCATGGCTTGCTCCGTCTGCGGTGGCGGCTCATTACTGCCGACCACCATGCTGGCCGGTACCATGTCCCCCGGCGCCATATCGGCCGGTGCCACGCGGTCCGCTACCTTGCGGAGCACCTTGCTCACCCATTCTCGTGCGCCCATCTACTCACCTCCCTCGCGTTTTTTAAGTTCGGACTGCAGATATTCCATCCACACTGAACCATGTCCGCGGTGTCCTACCTGCCACGTCGCCAGAGCGAGTGCAATCACACAGTCGTCATGGAAGCCCTCCGGCGCGGAGTAACGGATGTTGCCCGCACGCGTGACCTCGTACTGGAACTGCTGTAACTCGTTGATGAGTACCGGAATCTCCGGGAACGTGATCTCGCCGCGCTCGATTTTCACGGCCAAATGCTCGATCAGCTGCTGTTTGCTCGTGGCGGACAGGTGGTAACCTTCGACCTGAATGCCAAGGCGTTTCACCTGCTCCAACAACGGGTCGCCAACGCCCGTAGCATCCATCAGCAGGCGTGCGCGGTACATCATGCAGATGTTTTGCACGCGATTCAGCTGCAGCGCATAGTCCACCTGGTTGAACCGGTCGAAGGCGACCACATGCCCGCGCTCGGCGTCCATGACGATAATCACCGAGAAGTCCTGATGCTTTGCTATGTCCCAACCGGCCACATAGCGGCGCCCTTCCTGCGGACCCTCAAGTACACCGCTCACGCAATCACGGATTCCACGAAACACGCCCGCGCTGTCCTCCAGGAACTCGGCCTCGTATTCCTGTCTGTACACGTCGGAGGGCAGCGTAGCACGCGCCTCCTCGATTTCTTCCGGCGGAATGTACGGGTTCGCGGACGTCGGGAACTTGAAGGACTCCCATTCCGGGAAGGCCGGGTCCTGCCCGCGCGACCAAACGCCGAAGAACCAGTTGCGGCCCTTGGGCGTAGAAACGATGATGCAGCGGCCGCCCGTATCGGAAAGCGTCGGACGCAGCGCCGCTTCCCACGCTTCCCGCGGGACCATTGCCGCCTCATCGATAACGAGAAAACTCACGCCCTCACCACGGAGCGCGTCGAAGTTGTCCGTTGAGCGAAACTCCGTGACGCCGCCAGATTTCCACTCGATGCGCAGTTCCGTCTTGGAATCCTTCGCAATGGCGTTCCGGAAATTGCGCGTGATAAGCCGGTACGCGGTCATCGTCTGGCGGTAGGTTGGAGCCACCCACCATGTCAGGGTACCGGGGTTCTCCCAGGCGGCCTTGACGATCTCGTTGGCGCAGGCATAAGTCTTGCCCCACCGGCGACCGCATGTGGCCACACGAAAACGCGCCATGCTTCGATGCATGACGCGTTGTCCGCTGTGCGGTGTGTAGAGCTTAATCTTCGCTTGTCTCATCTGTGTCTGCGTCGACATCGCCACCGCCCCACTCAGCTACGAACTGAACCTTGGTTGTAACCTCGCCGGAATGATTGATGTCTGCCTGCACGCGCTCCCTGCGGCCCCAACGGTCGGGATATCGTCTTTCCAAGTAGGCAAGAGCCGCGCGCCAGTCGCCAAGATCAGCTGCATCCATGATGGTTTTAACCCGCTTCATCTCCGCCACGGCTTCAGCTTGCTTGTAAGCGTCCCGAAATTCACGATATGGTCCACTTTTCGCCTTTTCACCTTGCTCCAGCCAGCGGTAGAAAGTCGTCGTGCTGATTCCGGACGCAGCGCAAGCGACATCGATATAGTTCCCGGCCGCGATGAACGACATCAGCTTCCTCTGCAACTCCGGCGTGAGCTTCGTCTTACGTCCTGCCATCGAGCTTCACCGCCCTCTGACCGGTGAACTCTTCCCAGCGCCGGATGACAACATCGCAATAACGCTCATCCAGTTCCAGGCCGTAGCACACACGCCCGGTCTGTTCAGCTGCCATCAACGTCGTGCCAGAACCAAGGAACATATCTAGCACAATCTCGCCTTTCTTGGACGAGTTCTGCAGCGCACGCGCCACCAAGGGAATCGGCTTCATGGTCGGGTGATCGCTGTTCTTCGCCGGTTTCTCGAACCGCCAGATGCTCGTCTGTTCGTCGGTGCCCTGGAACACCACCTCGTAGGACGGCACGCGCAGAACAACCGAATGCACACCTGATGCGAACGTGAGCAGCGTTCCCTTCTCGTCATTTGAGATGGTCACGCCGACAGACGACTCGATAACCGTGGACTGTTTACGACCGCCGTACCATGAGTGTTTGGCTCCTGGTTTCCAGCCGTAAAGGATTGGTTCGTGACGCCAGTGGTAATCCTGCCGTCCCATGACCAGCGCATTCTTGACCCAAATCAGGCACTGCTTCATGAGCCATCCGGCATCCTCAAACGCCAGCCGAAACGCCTTCCCATGTGAATCCGCATGAGCAACGTAAATAGAGCCACCCTCAACGGCGGCCTCGAAAGCATTACGGAACGCAGACAGGAGAAACTCGTAGAACTCGCGCTCGCTCATGTGGTCATTTTTAATGGTTCCGGCTTGGCCCTGGTAATTCACGTTGTACGGCGGGTCGGTAAACACCATCTGTGCTTTGTGCCCTGCCATGAGCCGCAGAATGTCCTCGCGCCTTGTGGCATCACCACAGAGCAGCAGGTGTCGGCCGAGACGCCACACATCACCACGGTGTGTGTTCGGCACCACGATTTCATCCAGCGCCTCGTCCACGTCGAAGTTGTCGTCACGGACCTCGTCGTCACTAGCGAGAGCGAAGTCGGTCATCAGCTTCTCGATCTCCGACTCATCGAAACCGGTAATGGACAGGTCAATCTCGCCTGTGTCCAGTTCTTCCAGCAGTTCCTTCAGCTTAAAGTTGTCCCAATCGCCCTCAATCTTGTTGAGCGCGAGGTTCAAGGCCTTCTCCTTGGTGTCGTCCAGATCGACGACCACAACCTCTGTTTCAGTGACCCCCATCTCCACAAGCACCTTCAGGCGTTGGTGACCGCCCACCACTCTGCCTGTTCGCTGGTTCCAGACAATCGGCTCTACCATCCCAAACTCCTCGATGCTTCGCCGGAGATTCTCGTATTCAGGATCCCCAGGACGAAGGTCAATCCGGGGATTGTACTCAGCAGGTATGAGGTTTTCCAGCTTCACAGTCTCAAGCCGCATCCCAAATCCTCTCCCACAACGGTGAAGGCGCCCGAAGGAACGAACCAACCAACGATTGAACGTTCGTTCCTCTGTCAGCGCCGGGTAACAAATTGGGCGCCCGTATCCGGACGCCCCTGGGGGATATTCACCGTTGATACCAGCATACCCCTGTTCATCCGTGGGAAAATCCAAAGAAACTAACCAAAAACTCTAAATGGCCGGTAATATGCACAGTTTCATTATGCAGAACAACGTTGACACGATCGTTGATTAATAAATGGCAACAGTAGCAGAAGGGTTATAATTTTAGTGAACGACTTTTGTGCAATAAGTTGGGAGGCATAGTTGATGCCATATGCACACGGATTAAAGCCTGGAGATGTGTTAGATAACGATAAGTTAACGCAGTTGTTCAAATGCGGAAACGCGGGTGGCATGAGACGTTCTAAAGAAACTAATAGTCTTGTACTAATTTCAGACCATACAAAGTCGTTATATGATGACCGTTGGGACGGAGACATCTGTCACTACACGGGGATGGGGCAAGTCGGAGACCAGGACATCAATTACATGCAAAATAGAACTCTAGCCGAATCAACCACCAATGGCGTAGATGTTTACTTATTCGAAGTATTCAAACCCAATCAGTACATATACAGGGGACCTGTCAAGCTAGCCGGTAGACCGTATACAGAACGACAATTAGACCGGGAGAAGAATTTGAGAACTGTCTGGGTCTTTCCTGTACAGCTTCTAGGCAACAACAAACAGCCAACAGTAACTGTCGATGAGTTGGAAGACAAACAAGCACACAGGGAAAAACAAGCTAGGAATCTCAGCGATGCAGAACTAGCCAAGCGAGCCAAAAGTTCAGGAAGCAAAGCAGGAACCCGACGCGTTTCCACAACAGTCTACGAACGTAATGAATTCATTGCTGAATATGCGAAAAGGTGCGCCAAGGGAATTTGTCAGTTATGTGATCAGCCAGCACCCTTCAGTAAAAATGGAGTTCCATTCCTTGAGGTACATCACATTGAATGGCTGTCTAGAGGCGGTGAAGACACAGTAGAAAATACTGTAGCGTTATGTCCAAACTGTCATCGCAAAATGCACATTTTGGACCTCCCCGCGGACATTCAAAAGCTGAAATCTCGGGCGCGCTCCAATGCTCAAACACTGGAATAAAAGAGGCATGCCAGGTTAAACCCTCGGTCTGTCTCTAGTGACTATTAGTACGATGAAAGCCGTATTTTTCGTAAAACTAAACCACGCTTCAAACAAAATGGGGACACGGCCAACTGATGAGTTGTACCATTATCCGTACACCCGGACATAGGAAAGTCCGTTCGCAGTATACCAGCGTATCCCCGGTCCCGATTTGCAGAAAAACCCAGCATACTCTAATAGAGGTTGTCCGAAAAGGGGGCAGAAGGCTGGGTGTCCAGTGGACACCCCAGACAAGAACTCTGCTGCGGAAGCTTCGCCGCGATGTGGAAAAGCGTACACATGTACCCGAAAACGTACACTCCACGCGCTTTTCGCCACCTCGGCTTCTCGCCCCACAGCATCTTACCTTGACTCTTTTTCGGACACGTTCTTATACAAAAACATTGATAATCATACAACTTTTGTGTGCTACACTTATCGCAGAAATGGACAAGGAGCTCAATCTTCGGCATGGAGGTGCCACATTGCACTACTATCGTTTTCGACCATCAGGGGAGCTTGCGATTAAGGAATTGATGTACGACGAGATATACTTTACTTCTACTAGGGAGTGCAATGATCCATTCGACGGAAAGACTTTCCTTACCTTCGAAGCGAACAAGGAAAGCTGGAAGCGTTTACTAGAATTCGCTTGGGGCCGCTACGATAATGTAAACAAAGCAAAATGGGAAGAGCAACTGTCGGATCATTTATCTGAAATGGCACCATTGTCTTTTGATTCTGCCCTTGGACTTGACTACACTCAATTACTACTTTCCCTTCAGTCTCCTCCGGATCCGCTTTCAGCATTAGTCCTCGGCCAATTGATTAAAAAAGTTCTCACCTTGTACAAACCAAATGATACGTACTTCGTCTCATTTTCGCGCACATGTAAGGACATTCTTATGTGGTCTCACTATGCGACAATGCACAAGGGTCATTGCTTGATTTTTAAGGCCATAGATGGCAGCCTCCGTCAGTGCCCCAAACGCAAAAGAAATGCCATCAGAAGAACCACTCGAGCCGGACTTGCACCATCTATGAGTTGGGCTATCCCCGATAGCTTTTCATTCCAAGAAGTAACTTACAGTTCAGATTCCAAGCCAGGTGATGCGTTCAGTTATTTTCCGGAATACGTATTCGGTAAGAAACTGGATGAACAGGAGCGAATCAAGCTCATCACCGAGCAGAACCGGCAGTATTTAGTTAAACATGACTGCTGGAGCTACGAAAAGGAATCTCGGCTAACTCTTTCTCCTCCTTATGGCTGGCTATTCGGAGAGAATGTTGACTTGAGCCCACAAGAAAGACTCTTTCATTATCAACCGAGTCAATTGGTTGGAATTATACTGGGAGCGCGTATGGAAGAACAACAGAAGATGCGATTCCGTGAGATAATCCGAGAGCATATGGACCGCATCAGTCGTGACGCTCATGATTATACTGCAGTTTTTGACTTTGTCCTATTCCAAGCGAAACTACCTGATACCCACCGAGAAGTTGTGGTGAGCGCAGAAGAAATTTTTGGTCTCACAGACACGCTAGACAAAAATCACCACGATTTTGATCGTCGTCTTAACAGGTGGAAAGAAGGCTGGGCTATGGTATTCCACGGACGTGGAGCATCATGGAAAAAGTTTGATTAGAACGTGTTCTACTGCGCTCCGTGCTTTGCCGAAAAGCCCCGGATAAAATGGTGCTAATGTAAAATAAACCATTTATAGCCAGCATGCGTAAATATGAAAAACGCGGTAATCGGATATACCGCGTTTTTCTGCAAACCCATGCCCCTCAGGCATGAACTTTACCCCTCCACAATGTCCTGCCTCGTCACGCGAAGCCGAGGTCGAACAACAAATTCAACTCCCCGCCCGTGAAGGTCAGAAGTTATATTATAAAGTTCGTCTTTCCTAACCGTTCGGAGCGGCCCCCAACCTTTCGGACCTTTTACCCACACTACGAACATATCGTCTTAGTTCCTCATGCCAGGCTCCCCCTCATACGATGTTTCGCAGACAGATGACCAGTTTGTCCATGGCGCGAGTCCGGATCACAAAAATGTTTTTCTCACTGTAACCTAGAGCCTCGGCCGTCTTTTTTACAGACCACTGTTTGTAGTACCGCATTTCCACGAACGAGCGTTCTTCCTCCGTTAGGGTTTTAAGTGCTTCATCAATCGAATCCACGATCAGCTTGTACTGAGCGATCTGTTCGTGAATATCGAGTGCTCGTTTGGACTCAATCCGGTCGATGGCGTATTTCTCCGTTGATGATGAGATGAAGAACGTGCCATGCGACCCTTCAGCCAAGTCATACCTGGCGGTCATACTCGGCATGATGTAGTCGAGCTGTTTTTGCAGGTTCCGAATGCCCACCTTGTATGACATATAGCACCGCAGGTGTGCTTCGATGGCACGGATAATTTGCTTCTTCGTTTCCTTCACACTTGCTCGGCTCATTAAACCACCGCCCCATCCAGGTTGATAACGTGCCATCCGTGAGACATGCGATCATTTAATTCTTGGAAGGTTAGCGGCTCGTATAGCCAAACGCGCTGCCCTTCTTCGTTCCGCCAGAGAAGGTGCCAACGGACGCTCTTCTTTTTACCTCGACTCATTGGACCACCGCCCCGAGATAATCCAGGATTACTCCACGGCCAGGCTTGACTCTGGCGCAGGATTGCCTGATTTCCTCAATGGGGATGGACTTTCTGCCGCCCTTCTGCATGGCCGTCCAGTGCAGGTTCAGCACATCAAACGGAAGGAGTCGGACCTCGCGCAGATTCACGAACTCGATCAGCATAAACGAAATACCGCCCTGCGACTGCCAGTCGAGCAGGAACTCGAACTGGTGCTGTTCGATGTTATCCAGAGGGAACCGGGTGTCGATTCTCGTGGACTTCGCATCGAACGCAATCGCACGCCCACCAGCAACACCGATGAAATCGACCGTAGATTTGCGCTCCGGAAACGCACTGACGATTTGTGCGCCACGGCGAATCATCTTAACTGGCGTAGGCACCTTCTGAATCACCGCAACGCCACGTGCGTGGTATTGACGGTTCGCGTATTCAACCAACTCTTCGAACGCCATCCCACGGTTGGCTTGACTTATCATCCAGCATCACCCGACCCGTGATTACGGCGATCCCCTAATCCATGATCCTAATGGCCGCGCACCGGTTACAGGTCCGAATCCACTGGTGATTCTCGACGCGAAGCAGGAATGAACCTCCTCCGAATTGCGGACACACACCGGGCTCCGGTGCTGCAGCCGTTGCTTTATGTGTGTTTTCGCGGTGGTCTTTGTTTCGGTCCGGATTCGGTTGTGGCTGTTCGAATTCGTCCCCGAACAAGGACAGATGCTTTGCCATATGACCACCTCACGAACCTTCGTTCGTTGGTTCGTTCATTCCAACGTTCCGCTTTTTCCAACAACGTCAATCAAGAAACGAAGTGCCATGGCGGCCACCTGAACTGCTTCCTCCCGCGTGCCCGCCGCATCATTGGCCTTGATTGAATCCCATAGTTCATCAACTTCTTCGAGCAAAACAGCATAGCCCTCATGAGCCGAATTGAACGGCGGAAACTTTTCCGATGCTCTGCGGTACTCCGACACTATGTCTTCGACGATGTCCCAATGGTAGAAGGGTTGTGTCGTCAGTCCTTGCACGTCATCCATCGGAGTCAACTCCCCTACTATCACCGACGTTTCTCTGCATTCCTCGCATCACAAGATGTCACCAGGCTCCTGGCCTGGTTCAGCGGTGTTTTGCGTACCGCACCAACCACACTTCCAGCGCATTGAGTTTTCCATCCCTCACACACTTCTTTCCTCAAACTTCACCGGTTCGTACTTTCCACCCGGATGCCGAACGACTAAGCCTTCTTTGACTAGTGCCTTTATCGACCGTGTAACCCTAGATGAGGCCTGCTGATACGTAAACCCCATGTGTAACCCGATCTCAGTCGGTCCGATTGGCCGATGGTGCTTACGGTACAGTTCGACTAAAGTGTTCCAGACTGGTATGAGCATCGTCTCGGTTCTGGCTGAAGACAGGCGGCTTTCTATCTCATCCCATCGCACCTTGTTGTCCATCCCTAATACGCTCCTCTTCACTTCGGTCGAAGGCCGAACCAAGTCGCCCTGAACAAACTTCCCGCACAGACAACTTCCAGTGGCCATAGACTCCATCCGGCAGTATTCCGCGCACCTTGCCGCATCGGTACTAACGCCAAACATCGCGATGCTTTTCAGACCGGGCCAGCAGTACTTGTCATGGGCAGCAACGTTCAACTTGTGCATCCACAGAAGGCGACGTTGCCATTTCGGGTGCATACTCATACGCTCCTTCGCTCCAGCCAACGTTGGCGCCGCTTCTCCGCTGCAGCACGTTCTTCTTCCTCGCGCATTTTTCGGACCGTCCGCAGGACCAGATAAGCCAGTTCAGCCCGTTTGCTGGCTTCGTTCCTTTCTGCTTTGCTCTTCCGCTTATAGGGGGCCAAGCAGTCCTTGCAGGCCGTTTCCAATCCATCTGCATTGGCGCTGCGCCGGTAGAAGAACTCCGATGTCGCCGGTTTTGCCTGCCCACACATCCGGCAAGTTTTGGTCTCCATAGGCTCACCCTCTCGGGCCTTTTGCTCGCTCCAACAGGTCCTGGTAACGCTTTTGCCACTCCGCGGCCTCCTTGAGTGCGATACCGATGTCCCTGCGGTACCGCCAAGCCCATATGTTGTCGTCCGGCGCCGTGTCCTGCACCTTTTTCACGTTGGCCTCCAGTTCCGCGAGTCGGTCCTCGTCAATGAGGATTCCGACCAGTTTCGGGACCGGCCTGGTGTCAACCGTGTGCTTCTTGACGTTGAAGCGCGGCTCCGAAAGACGTTTCGCCTTATTCCGGTTTCGCATTTCCGCGTTGTAGCACGCTCGGCATTTCGGTTTCAGGCCACCCTTGTAGTTGCGCCCCGCAGGGAAGAACTCGCTGGTCGCCGGGTAGACCTTGTGGCATGACTTGCATTCTTTGGTACTTTCACTCACCACAACCGACCTCCTGATGGTGATTTGAACGCGGCCTGGCGGCCGCGTCAGTCACTGGCCGAGTGCGTATATGCACGCCTTACATACGTTGCGACCGTTGAAGAAAATCAGGTCTTCCATCGAATCACAGAACACGCATCCAGGCTGATACTTCTGCATCACGATCCGCCCATTGTCGTCCACGAAGAATTCCATGGGGTCTCCTTCTTTGAGCCCCATCGTCCGGCGCAATTCCTTCGGGATTACCACGCGCCCCAAATCGTCAATGTGCCGTACAACGCCCGTCGCTTTCATGTTCATGTCCCCTCTCACTTTTTCATCTTGCGGAGCCGGTAATCGGCACCTTCGAATCTCACGATGCGTGTGTTCTCGCACATGCGGCTGAAATTCCGCGCTCCCAATTTCTCCTGCAATTGCTCACTGTGCAGGTTGGTGGTGTAAATGGTGTGCATGCCTTGCCGCGCGTTCATGACCTCGAAGATTTTGGATACAGCCCAGGATTCTGCCGACTGACCGCTGTATTCGGCGCCAATGTCATCGAGGACCAGCACGTCCACCGACTTCAGAGCCTGCAGCATGTCGCCCTCTGAGAACTCCGATTTTTTGTCGTAAGTGCTCTTTAGTTTTGTCAACATCTCGGGAACGGTGATGAAGATTCCGGTAAACCCGCGCTCCATCAACACTCGGACAATGGACACCGCCAGGTGAGACTTCCCCGTTCCGTATGGGCCAGTGAACAGCAGATTTTCAGGTTCGTCGCGGTTGAATCGGCCCGCGTACTCCCTGGCCACCTGTAACACCGCGCGCTGTTCAAGAGTGCTGGCCTGAAATGTGTCGAAAGTGGCATTACGCAAGCTCTTGGGCATGAGTGATTCATTGTCAAACACCCGGACGATACGCTCGAACTTGCGTCGTTCGTTTTCGGCCATTATCTCGCGGACGATTTGAATCTCCTTACACCGGCACCCGAATTTGAAAGTGCCGCCAGGTAACGAACCCCTCGAGATCACCTGCACTACCTGGACCGCCTCGCCGCATCCCTCACACACCTCTTTACCGAGTAGCCGCGTCTCAAACTGCCCAACCACGCGACTCATGACATTTCCGATTGGTTCCACAGTGTCACCCCCTTAAAATCCCAGTTCCTCCGAGCTGTACAGCACCTCGTTGGACCGGTCCGACTTCCCGCGTCTGCCGTACCTTGTGCCAATTCTTGCACGGCTGATCGGCGCTGATCTCGCTGGCTGACCTCGAGGCAATGCACCTCTCCCTTCTGTCTGCCAGTTGGACAGGATGCTGCGGACATACGAGAGCTTGCGCACATTCTGTAACGCGGCTTCCCTGATGGCATCCTCAATCCAGTCCACCGGGAACTCGTCCACCAGAGCTGTAAGTTCCTCCTGAACCATGGAGGACAACACACCGATCTCCGCCTCGTAGGCTTTTGCCGCCTTTGCCAAAGCGTTATCTGACGACGACAACGACGACGAGGGTTTTGAGTCGACAGCCAAGGGTGTCGTGGACCCCGTTAGTTCCTTCAAGGCACCCTGTATCATTCCGTCTCGTTGTTGTCTTTCTAAAGGTGATGGTGTAGGTGAAGGTGATGGTACGGGGAACTGCGGGGCACCGTTGTCCCCCGAGTTTCCCCGCGAATCCCCGTGGGGGTCCGTGGAGAATTCCGGGGGAGCCGGATAATCAGACTGCATCTTATCCTTCCCGGGCCTCCGATTCGACCGTTTCATATGGGTCTGATACTTGTACCACTTGTCCTCCGGGATTGCCATGTACTGCACACCGTCAACCTCATACAGCACAATCAATCCAACGTGAGCGTACTGTTGCAGGGCTGACTCTATGGTCTCGGCTGTCACGGTTTCAATCATGGGGAATACAGTGGCCTTCAACCGCTTGGCCGAAGCCCGTGCCCGCCCCCAATCGTCAAAGGCTGTGAGCAACCACGGCCAGAGCAAAGCGGCTTGCGGGTCATGCTCTGCCACGTCGATCAAACGTTCATCTTGGCTCATGTCGCTGCTCACAAAAACCTTTCTCGCCATGGAATTCACCTACTCCGGACGTCTTCCGTACCGTACGCCTTCCTTTATCCACCGCCACAAGATTGCGTACAAATATTTTCGAGCTGCATTTGGTGTCCGATTCCCGCCGACAGCAAGGTTCATCGCGCACTTAATGTCCTCTGCAGCGATGTCGTTAAGGAAGTTGAACAAACTGGTATAGTCAGGGACCTCGAAGTGCCTCGCTCTCTCAGGATCAAGACCGTTAATTTCACACCAAAACTCCATCAGTTCTGATGTCTCTCGTTCCTGACGCTCTCTTATCTGCCGACGAACTTCGTTGTATTCTCTGAGTTGCATTTCACGTTCAGCCAACAGAATTGTTCGTTCGTGAATGTCATCATCAGTCTGCGGCATTGAATCTAGCGGAACCGCACCCTTGCCACGATTGCACTCGTAGCATGCGGTCACCAGGTTTTCCATGTCGTTGGTGCCACCATCTGCAACTGGAATGATGTGATCAACTTCGAGGATCACTTGGGGCGTTGTGCGCCCACAGTATCGACAGGTAAAATTGTCGCGCTTGAAAATCTCAAACCGCAGTTTTGGGTTGATGCCCTTCCTAGTTGCCACGAGTCAATCCCCCCTCCCACCATGTGGTGTTCACCTCCCTCTCGAGTCGTTGGAACATCAATCTGCAAACGGGTCATCTTCCAATCCGAACCTAAACGCTTCGGATGTTTCCTCCGGTTCTCCCTCGGCGCCAACCTCGGGAGCAGCTTCATCAGTTTCAGGTGCCTCCGGGGTTTCGTCGACAGGTGCTTCTGGCGACGTCTGCTGATCTCCGGAAACATCAGGTGTTTCGTCTAACGGCGGCAGGTCAATGACAGGCGCCGCGTCGTCCCCCGTGACCTCCTCAACATCCCGAACAACCGCCTCCTGCATTTCGACGGACAAAATGCCCCATCGGGAAAGCATGTTACGGACCACGGTTTTGAGCGCCATGGCATCGTAGTCGGTCTCCCACACGTTCCCGGTCTTGCTGAACCGCTGGCGGTGTGCTTCGATCTGCTCGGCAGTCCAATACACGACCTTCTCGAAACCATTCACCAACCGGAAGAAGCCTGCATATCCGATCACCCGGTTCGACTTCCGTTTGGAAGGGTCGTACACCAGTTCTTCCGTGAGAGGATTCCATCTGACCAGTTCCCCTTCGCAGATCGGGAGAGCGTTGATTTTCGCGTACTTCCCGGTACGCAATGCCAACTGGACATATCCCTTGTATCCCATCTGAAAGGTGGCCATGACGCGGTTGTTTTTCTTGTCGCGGTAGGGCACGATCCACGCGTATCCGAGATTCCGGTTAATCGGAAGATCCAGCGTGGCCGCAATCATGCAGGACGAAATGATGGACATGGGCTCACACTGTTGCAGGCTTTTGTCGGAACCAACGAGGTTCAGAATCGAACTGACGTACTGCGGCGCTCGAGCTTTGAGAATTGAATTAAACCGGGACTGAATCTCCGGAGCGTTGAGGTATGCCCTCATGACCCCCAAAAAGGAGGATTCGGGAGCGGTTTGTTGCTTCGAAACCTGTGGTTTTTGAGATTTGGCCTGGAGTTTCCCTCGAACAGCTGTCGTGTCTGCCTTGGTCACAGTAAATCCCCCCAATCTCACGAAATGGTGAAGCGTCGATACACGCTGGACTTCAGGAATTGCTGGAACAGATCCGGATGCGCCGCGGCGAATGCCTTGGTATCGAATCGTTCCGTTCGCACCGGTTTCCACGACACCTTGTAATCTCCCAGGCGCCCAATCTCTTTATCCCCGAGGGCTGCCTTGATTTCGTTCGCAGCCCGATTCTTGCGCTCTTCGGCTTCTTTGATGTCCCCGCAGGCCTCAATGTACTGTTGCACCCACATCTTCATATCCTCGGGAAGTTGGACTTCCGTCGGGTCAGTTTTCTCCGCCGGGTACAGGCAATCAAGGATGTCCGTGGATGAATCGTAACCATCCAACGGTGGCGGTGTCTTTGTTTCCACGTGACGCCAAAAATCCGCCTCGATCCTGATCAGCAGGTCGATCAGATCATTGTCCCGTTCTACCTCAACCTGGTGATACCGCTGGCCGCCGATGAGGACCGCGAAGTACCCGAATTGGAGAGCTGTGACGGCGAGATAGTGCTGCATCTGCAGCATGTAGTGGTCAGGTACTTTGTCGCCTTCCCATTCGTCGGCTTTGTAGGCGCTGGTCGTCTTGATCTCCAGTACGCCCCACCCACGGCCGGGGACGCGCACCAGTCGGTCTATGTTGGCAATCATGTACGGATACCTCGGATGCACGAGAATCGCATTACGCCGCTGGACATGGAACCCTGTCTGCTCCTTGAATTCATCGGCCACCAACGGCTCCTGACGAGCGCCCCATTTGGCTTCTTCCCCGGCTTCCTCAGGTATGACCGCGCCGATCTTTTCGAGGAAGACCCGCGTCGGTGACTTCCATGGGCTAAGTCCAGCAATGGCAGCCGCATCCGACCCACCGATGCCGAACCGCCGCCATTCCAACCATTCCTCGTGCGTTAGGTGTTGCGTTTCAACGAGGACTTTGGCCGCCGTTAACCGGTCATCCCGTAATGGCGGGGCGGGCCGATTCACAATGACATCCGCAATGGCCATCAGTCGTCACCTCCCAACACCACCGCTGTGGCATGGCCCAATCGCAATAGGTATCGACCGATACATTCCTCCGAACAGAAGAACTCGCCATCGAACTCTGTGGCTTCGTCGCCCTCGAACATTTCGTTCCCACATCCCGCACAGTTGGCCACGCAATCCGGCTCAGGGGGTTCGCGCAGGATATAGGCGTCGATCATGTGCCTGAGTTCATGGATGGACTGCATCTGCATCACCCCCGAAACAGCACGGATTGAGCGACATGCATCAAATGGGAAAACTCCCACATGGAGTACAGCACCAGGACAATGCCGGGGACTTCCCATGCAACCTTAGTCCACACGTAGACCGTCCCGGATTGAGTCAACTGCTTCACTTCACGCCTCATGGTGACTGTCCCCTTGTTTTGCCCCCATCCACTCTGTTAGGATGGGGGCGAAGGATTGTTAGACTTGCTGTCTCGGTTCGCTCGCTACAGCGACCGAGATTTTTTCTTGAATCCTCTTGAAATCCCCATAGAACATGAGTAGGTCATCAAGCACCATTTGCAGGCCGTTTGTCACGCCTGACTTGAAGCCGCGTTCATACTCTCCGTCCGTGAAACGAACTGAATCGCGATTTCTTTCAGCAAATTGTTGCAGGCACGATAGAAACGCTAGGAACTGTTCCTCAAATGCCTGCATGAGCATTACACCGCTTGCCAGTGCGTTTGAACGCTTCTCAACCCGTGTCCGTTCCAACACCACGTCACCTCCTCACGCATAAAGAGTCTGTTTCAGTTGCTCCACCACTGCCTCGTATCGCAACACGCGCTCCCAACGCCGGGCGTCTGCACCGAGCATATCTGCGATATACCACCCGATGATGTCTCCGCTCTCGGTGACTTCTGCCCACTTCTGCAGCATCTGGATCGTGACGGGCCGCTGATTGTTCTCGATCCGAGACACCTCCGCACGGTCGATGTGCAGCATGCGTGCTACGTACGACTGGTTCAATCGCTTCCTTTGACGGCAGATCCTCAGGAGCGTGCCCAGGTCCATGCATTCACCCCCTTTCAGGAGCCAATAGGTCATACGTCGACCATTCACAACACCACTTTGAGTGGTGACACAACAACCCTTTATTGATGGGAATTTGCCACACGATTCAGGCTTGTTTGTGGGCCTTCTAAATCGTAGGCTTGTTCCGTGAGCAATTCTTGGGAATTGCACCAGGCTAGGAATCGTTCGCGCGGAACCCTGACCAACCGCCCGATACGGATCACAGGGAAACCGGGTTGGTAGGCAAGCTCATACGCCTTAGTGCGACCAATTCGCAGGTACCGCGCAACGTCACTCATGGTGAGGATCGGAGGAAGCTGATCCGACATACTACCGACCTCCTTCGACGACATGAGTGAGCGTCAAATAGCGCACACCTAGCGCCAGGCCCTCTTCTGCGAGATGATCCCCCCAGAATCCAATCATGGAGGGATCATCGTGACGAAGGCCGAGTTGGCAGAGCTTCGTGAGCTTTGGCGTGCCCGCGTGGCGGATTTCCGTGCCAGTGGACAAACTGGCGCGGCGTGGTGTGCTGCCCACCAGATCAAGGAGCACCAGCTGTGGTATTGGGTGGGCAAGTTTAAGGCAGAAGCGCAGGAGCGGTCGGCGTCGGAGCCACAACCCCGTTT